AGCGGCTTTAAATACCTGCCAACCTCTACATTGTACCGGGCCGATCTGGGTTGGATCAGCCGGGGACAAGACTCAGGCTTAGCTGTGAAGTTCGTTTTCTCCGCCTTTATAAAAGACGTGAGGTAGGAATCTTTACGTTGAAGTGGGTTAAACATCAACGACTCCTCCGCCAATTCATAACGTCGTTGCCGCGGGCCCCGATACAATCCAGCAAATTCCTTGCTGGAGATCGGGGCGGCGAATCCGACACCACGAATTAGTTTCTCTCGAAACCCCTTCACACGGGACCGAAATGTAAATCCGTCTGGTTGGTATGGAATATGGAATTCCCCATCCGTCTTCACAAACATCACCCGCTCTAAGACTGCACGCTCTGCGTTGCAGAGGTTGTTGTCATGGACGCCATAGTGCACATCGGATCCAACTCCAACGATCCGAAATACCATGCGCCCCTTACCGGGCACCCCATTGCTTTCCAAGCGAAAACTACGTCCATTCCCAACCTCAATGCCTGAGCACAAAGAGGGTGGAGTGGTGACGCCTGGATAAACAACGGGGCCCCGTCAACACTGCTCTGCCCGCAACAATGGTGCCATCGGTTGTCCAAAAAGGAACCGAATAACACGCATTATTCCGGGTGAGTACATTTCTGCACTCGCAGCTTCGATACGTTCAAAGTACGCATCAACTTGTCGGATCTCATTGGCCAGCACTTCAGCGGACGTTGGTAGGAACACAAGTGGTAATGCAATATTAACCACAACATTCCTGTCCACATTCCGTAAGCCTTCAATCCCCTCACACTGCCGTAATAGCCTCTTCACAGCTATCGCCCTGTTAGCAGGTGAGTCGGAGGGGTTACACATCTCCATGCGAACATCGCGTGCGAGTACTCGTGACGCGGACCGACGTAAGCGCCGGCGGCGCTGCAGGGGTACAGGGCGCGTGATGACATCATCAGGCCCATTAACCCCACACTCATACTCAGCTGCGACATCTGCGACGTCGTTGCTGTCCTCCTCTGGTTCTTTATGGTCAACCACGACCATCTCCGCATCCCAACTGGGTAATCTAAGTTGTGTCCAACAGTAATATCGGTAGCCGAGGTACGTTGTAGTGGCGAGGGCACCCACTACAGCCGTACCTCTGATCACTCTTTGCGCAGCTTTTCGCAAGGTGTGAGACGCGGCGGGCGTTTTGCAGGTGATGCTATCATAGCATCGACTGAAGGTCTCCGAACCTAACATTTTAATCGTAAGAAATGGC